CTGATGTTGCGGCAAGGGCTGAAGCCCTGAAGCAACAGCTTCAAGGGTAAAGGGGGGACGGAAAATGAGTATTCCAACCAACTGCGAAGGTTGCGCCCATCACCGCCCCTTTGCCAGAGCCTATGCGCAGGAAAAGTGCTGTCATTTTCTTCTGGACACAGGCAGACGGCGTGAAATGAACGGGGACATTTGCCTTTCAAGGAGCGAAACCCAGAAGCCCAAGAAGGATGCTTTTGAAATCCCCACACCACAGAAATAAAAAGGAGAATAACAATGAAAACAAAATGTAAAGTATGCGGCAAAAAGTTTATGCCGGGGAAAGATCAGCCCGTTTATCTTGTCGGTGAAAGGCTGTCAGTTGTCGAAGTTATGACCAAAATGCCCAAAGCCTATGAAGCGGTTGATTGTCCCCGCTGCGGCTGTCAGAACCTTTTGAACATCAGGATGTCCGAAATTCCCGATGCGGAGGAAGGTGGTGAGGGCAATGGCTGAACTTAAACCTTGCCCCTTTTGCGGGGGAGAAGCCGAAGAAAAATATATGAAGCGAAAGAAGTTCTTTGCGGAATTTAATTTTCCATACAACACCCATTATGTTTATGTCCGTTGCAAAGTGTGCGGAGCTACTTCGCCCGTGCAATGGGCAAGGGAAAACGCAATCGAAGCATGGGACAGGAGGGCTGACAATGGTTGAACTTTTGCCCACCTATAGCGACTTTAGCGCAATGAAAGAGATATACAATATGCCCGTTGTGACCCCGAACCGCGTTACCGGAGAGGGTCGCATGAAATGCCGTGGCAATGATAAGGCGAAAACCAACATCCACAAGAAGCGGGGCAAAGCCCGCAAAATGGCGAAGCAGAGCCGAAGGAGAAATAGACATGGCTGATTTAATTCTTGCGCTTTCCATCATTCCACCCCGTGTTTGGTGGGTGATCGGTGCTGTCCTTTGCATTGTCTTTATCTGTTGGGGATTGCATCAGCGCATCCAGATGAATGAACCCGAATGCAGAGGGTGTAAATACAACAACATGGGCGAATGTGACTGTCCTGTTCTTTGTGAGCGGGGCGAAATGTGGGAAGCCATGGGGGATGACAAATGATCCTGTGGCTTCAAACCCTGACCATGGAAGAAATATTCATCCTGACCGGGGCTTCCGTCTTGCTGATCGGCATTGCAGCGGGATTGCTTCTGGCATGGATTGAAACGAAAATTGAAAGGAAATCAAAAAATGAAAGTTTGGCGGTGAAACCGTGAGTGAAACGAAACAGGCGCAAAAATATCTTGGACAGGTCGATAAACTGAACGCCATGATTGAAAACAAAATGGCTGAGGTTGAACAATGGCGGGATATTTCCCTTAGTGTGGTATCAGGCGGCGAAAGTGCCGAAATTGAAAAGATAGTCAATAACAAGCGGAAAGTTGAGCTTCACAAAATGGAGAAGGTGCAATCTTCCGGCAATCCGTCAAAGATGGCTGATGCCATTGATAGAATCATTGACCTTCAGGCAGAAATAAACGCCTTGATTGACAGCCTTATTGATACAAAACAGGAAATCATCAGCACCATTGAACAACTGAACGCCACGGAATATGATGTTCTTCACAAGCGATACATTCAGGGCATGACCTTTGATGAAATCGGAGCGGCGAAAGGCAAAAGCACAAGCTGGGCAACCACCGTTCACGGACGGGCTTTGCAATCCCTTCAAAAGCTGTTGGACAGCCGGGAAGTGTGACAAAACTGTATGGTTTGTGACAAAGTTGTATGACATTGTTCAAGACCCCTGTGATAATATTAAGCTGTTAAAATATCGAAAGCACCTGACGGGTTTTCCCGCTGGGTGCTTTTTGCGTTTGAAAGGGGTGTTGCATTGTGGCACTGAATGTCAAACAAGAAGCCTTTTGTCTGCATTATGCCAAAACAGGCAATGCAACAGAAGCCTATAAACAAGCCGGATATGCGGTGAAAACGGAAAGAGCGGCCTATGCAAACGCAAACAGGCTGCTGAAAAATGATAAGGTTCAGGCAAGGTTGAAGGAATTGGCTGAGGAAATCGCTTCTGACAAGATTGCCAGCATCCGAGAAATTCAGGAATATTTGACTTCGGTGATGCGCCGGGAACACAAGGAATGTGTTGTTGTGACCGTCACTGAAAAGAAGTCATTCTATGAGCCGGACGCAAACGGCACGATGCGGAAACAGACGATTGAAAAGGAAACCCCGAAGATCGTTGAAATCCCTGCAAGGCTGTCAGATGCAAACAAGGCGGCTGAAACCCTTGCAAAGATGCAAGGCGGCTTTGATAACAAGCTGTCTGTGGAACTGACCGTTCCCGTTTTTGAAGGAATGGATGAATTTGAAGCTGAAGAAGAATAAAATCAACATCAAACAGTTGGTTGGACGGGGTTACAACCGCTTTTGGACTTTCCGGGGCAGATACAGGGTTGTAAAAGGAAGCCGTGCTTCCAAGAAGTCAAAGACAACGGCCTTGTTTTTCATCTTTATGATGATGTTCCTTGCAAAATTGGGGCTTCTTCCGAATTTGCTTGTAGTCCGCAAGACATATAGAACCCTGAAGGATTCCTGTTTCACAGAATTGAAATGGGCTGTCCATCGGCTGTGTGTGGATCACCTTTGGCAATTCAAAGAATCGCCGCTTGAAGCCGTTTATCTTCCCACAGGGCAAAAGATATATTTCAGGGGCTTGGATGACCCCTTGAAGGTAACATCAATCACGGTTGATGTCGGGCATCTTTGCTGGATGTGGATTGAAGAAGCCTATGAGGTTATGAATGAAGCGGACTTTGATATGCTTGATGAATCCATCCGTGGTGAATGCCCGGAAGGACTATGGAAGCAAATCACACTGACTTTCAACCCGTGGAATGAACGCCACTGGATGAAACACCGCTTTTTTGATGATCTTGTCGGAGAAGATGCAGAAGGAAAGCCCATATACAAGGAACGGAAAAAACCCGTTTCTGATGATGGGGAAATCCTTGCAATCACAACCAACTATCTGATCAATGAATGGCTGGATGCCGCTGACCTTGCCGTTTTTGAGCGTATGAAAAAGAACAACCCCCGGCGTTATGCCGTGGCGGGTCTTGGCGGCTGGGGTATTGTTGAAGGTCTGATTTTCGACAACTGGAAGGAAGAATCATTCACGCTGGAAGACATCAGGAAGAAACATTCTGACCTGAAGTCGGCCTTTGGTCTTGACTTCGGTTATACAAACGATCCTTCCGCTTTGTTCTGTGGGTTCGTTTCCGTGGCTGAAAAGAAGCTGTATGTCTGGGATGAACTGTATAAAACAGGGCTTTCCAACAGGAAGATATATGATGAAATCCGTGAAATGGGCTATGCAAAAGAGCGGATCACCGCCGATTGCGCCGAACCGAAGTCCATTGATGAATTGAAGGGCTACGGCCTGAAGGTTGATGCAGCCGTGAAAGGCAAGGACAGCATCAACAACGGCATCCAGTGGATTCAGGACTTGGAAATCATCATTCATCCCCGGTGCGTCAGCTTCCTGACTGAGATCAGCAACTACACTTGGAAGGTTGACAAGTTCAACAAGAAGCTGAATGAACCCATTGACGATTTCAACCACCTGATGGATGCCATGCGATATGCGCTTGAAAAGTTCATCAGGGGTAATAAATGGATTTATTAACCCCCGGCAGTGTGTCAAGCATCAGCGGCTTTCCCTTATGATGGGTATGCGGGGAAATGTCCGTCAAATACTTCTCTCCGGGGCGGTGACAATCGGTTGCCGCCTATGGTGTACAACACAACTGCCTTTATATATTCTGTGAAGCCCTGTGCGCCTTTGTACGGGCTTTTTATTTTGGGGTATGGAATTATACCCCCCACGAAACAAAACGCCGGGACACGGCAACGCACAAGGCAAGGTGATATTAAATGGCGTTGACCATTCAAGAAATCAAAAAATTCATATCAGATGACAAGGCTTCCGAAAAGAAGCGCAGGGCGGCGGTTGGTGAAAGATATTACAACGCTGAACATGACATCCTGAATACCCGCCTGTTCTATTTCAATGCTGATGGCAAGCTGGTTGAAGATACCACAAGGGCAAACATCAAGATTGTACATCCCTTCTTCACCATTCTTGCGGATCAGCTTTCTTCCTATGCCCTTTCATCCAAGGAAAACCCGATTCAGGCAAAGAAAAAGGATGACGGCCTTCAGGATATTCTTGATGACCGCTTCGATGAAGATTTCTGGTCAGAAATCGGGGATGTAATCACCGGGGCTTATGTCAAGGGCTTTGAATATGTGTACCGCTACAAGAACGCCGATAACAAGTCTGTTTATCAGTGCGCTGATAGCATGGGCGTTGTCGAAGTTCCGGCAAGGGACGCAGACGATAGACAGGATCATGTGATTTATTGGTACACTGACACCATCGAAAAGGGCAAAAAGAGCGTCCAGCGCATTCAGGATTGGACGAAATCTGAAACCTATTATTATATCCAGATAGGAAGCGGACAGATCAAGACGGATGACACCGTTAAACACAATCCCCGCCCCCATGTGGTCTATACGGACGAAAAGGGGCAGAAGATGGGCAAGCCCTTTGGATATATTCCATTTTGGCGGCTTGACTATACCAAGAAGCAGCAAAGCGGCTTGAAAGCTGTTAAGGGGCTTATTGATGACTATGATCTGATGTCTTGCGGACTTTCTAACAATCTGTTGGATTTTGATACTCCGCTTTATGTGGTTTCCGGCTTTAACGGGGATAATCTTGACGAACTGCAGCAAAATCTGAAAACAAAGAAGATTGTCGGCACTGATTCTGAGGGCGGCATAACCGTTCAGACTGTTGATATTCCCTATCAGGCCAGAAAAGAAAAGCTGGAAATTGACGAAAGAAACATTTACATCTTCGGCATGGGCTTCAATCCGGCACAGGTTGGGGACGGCAACATCACGAATATTGTCATCCTTTCCCGATATACCCTGCTTGACCTGAAGAAAAGCAAGCTGGATAAGCGGCTGAAAAAGCTGTTGAAACAGTTCGTGAAAATCGAACTGGACGAAATCAACAAGGAAAACGGCACTGATTATCAGTTGTCAGACATCAAGATTGACCTGACCCCCGATATTCCCACCAACGAAGCTGAAAACATTCAGAATGAAAAGCTGAAGGCCGAAACCGAACAGATCAAGATCAACACCATCCTGAATGTTGCGGCGAACATCGGTGACGAAGCGGCACTTCAGGCGATTTGTGATGTTCTTGAACTTGACTTCGATGAACTGAAAGGACAGGTTGACAAGCTGAGGGAAGAACAGAACACCGCAAGCGCAAAAGCAATGCTGGAAGGCGTGGTGACGGATGAACAAGCGGCAGAAGCTGGTTCAGGCGCAATTCCTGAATAATGAAGAAGCTGTCATCCGGCGGCTGAAACAGGTCTATGGACAAAGCCTGAAGGACATCAACGGCAAGATTTCTGATCTTGATTCATCCATTGAATACTTGCAAAAAGTATATAATTCCATTCAGGTCAGTGACGGAAAAGGCGGCACTGGAATGGGCGGGATTGCCTTTGAGTATTTCAACAGCAAGGGTGCAAATGCGGCAAAACACGCCGCATTGAACCCAGAAGAAGCAAAGAAAACAGTTGCATCAGCCATTCAATCCAAGGTGTATCAAAAAAACTATCAAGCGGCACTTCAAAAACAGGTCGGCGGCATCCTTGACACCATGCACGAAAAGGAATTCAAGGTTGTTTCTGATTTTCTTGATGAATGTTATGAAAATGGCTTCATCGGCACGATGTATGACCTTCAGGGGCAAGGAATCCCGCTTTGCTTCCCCATGGATCAGGAAGCCATGGTTCGTGCTGTTCAGCTTGACAGCAAGATCAGTCAGGGGCTTTATTCCCGGCTGGGTGAAGATGTGTCAATGCTGAAACGGAAGATTTCAGCACAGATCAGCCGGGGCATTGCAACGGGCATGAGCTTTGAACAGGTGGCGCAGCAGTTGGCGGGTGTGTCAAACATCGGTTACAACAACGCAATCAGGATTGCCCGGACGGAAGGCCACAGAATACAGGTTCAGGCCGGAATGGATGCTTGCCACAAGGCAAAGGAAAAGGGCGCAGATGTTGTGAAGCAATGGGACAGCACCCTTGATTCCAGCACCCGTGAATCACATCAGGCCGTTGACGGCGAAATTCGGGAGCTTGACAAGCCTTTCAGTAATGGCCTTATGTTTCCCGGCGATCCTTCCGGGGCGGCTGAGGAAGTCATAAATTGCCGCTGTGCGCTGCTTCAAAGGGCAAGATGGGCTTTGGATGAAGACGAACTGGAAACCCTGAAGGAACGGGCGGCATTTTATGGGCTTGATAAGGCTGACACCTTTGAGGAATACAAAAAGACATATCTGAAAGCGGCTGAACAGTCTGTTAAAACAGAAGGCAATATTTGACGAAGAAAACCCGAATTGGGCTGACTTCTTCGCAGATCGAAACTGAAAACCAATAAACAAAAGCACTTCGCAGAAATGCAAGGTGCTTTTTTCATGCAACAAATGAGGTAAAACGATGATTTACGCAAGATTTACCCCCACTTTGACGAACATCACCACAAAGGCGGTGACACAGTGGGATTATGGCCGAACCTTGAGAATTGAAGGGCTGGATCTTCCGACAGCGGTCAGGATTGATTTCGGCGTTTCAGGCGATCAGGAAACGAAAGGAAGAATCGGCATTACAAAAGACCGTGTGACAGATGTTGTCATCCCTGACAGCTTTCTGGAACAGCCAAACGGCATTGTTGCTTATGTGTATGTGAGCAACACCACGGAAGGCAAGACCGTCAGAACAATCAACATTCCCGTGACGGCAAGGGCGAAGCCTGAAGAATATGACAGCACTGAAAGCAAAGAGCTTTTCGCTGAAGCAATCGAAATGATCAATGATGTGGCTGTCCGGGCTGAAAATGCCGAAGCTGAAGCAAAGTCCCATGCTGACAGCGCAAGGGAAAGCCTTGAAGCAACGGAACAGATTGCAGAAGCCTTCCCAGACACCGCCACAGCCGCCGTGAACGCTGTCAACAGCGCAGGGGCGGCACAGGTTCAGGCAATCGGAGAAAAGGGCGCAGAAGCCGTTGCAGATGTGGAAACCGCAAAGGAAGAATCCATTGCGGCGGTGAAAGCGGAAGGGGAAGTACAGCTTCAGGCAATCGCAGCGGAAACCGCCCTGATCGTGGCTGACCGGGAACGGATTGATTATTCGTACCGCAATAAGGCCGGGGCAATCGTGCTGGATGCCGAGGGTGAAAGCGTTGTTCTGAATGATGCTTCCGAATACCCCTTGCAGGGCTTGAAGCTGTTCGGCAAGTCCACGCAGGACGGAACACCCACGCCGGATGCGCCCGTTGATATTGTCAGCGTGGAAAATCCTGTTGTGAAGGTTATGGAACAAAACCTGTTTGATGTTGAAGCGTTTGTTGATAATGCAGAAAGCAACGGCGCACAGACTGCGATTCAGTTGGTTGAAAACAGTGTTCAAGTTTCTGGCAAATCTTACCTTGAGAATTACACAAAATATGATTTTGGATTTGAACCGAACACACAGTACACAATAGCGTTCGATTCTTATTGGCAATCTGCAACCAATGACAGTGCCGCTTTTGGTGTATCATTTTATTATGCAGACGGAACGAATTCTTCTGTGTTGGTAGGATACGCAGAAGGGAATAATGCGTATTTGCTTACATCCACAAGCGGAAAAACTGTTATCGCAATGGCTGTCGGAACATGGAGATATTCAGGCACTTGCGAATTGCGAAACATCAATCTTGTAAAAGGCAGATATGATACAGAAACGATTCCATCATACGAACGATGCAACCCACAGATCATCACCATCCCCCGCACCCTTCCCGGCATCCCCGTTGCATCAGGCGGCAACTATACCGATGCGGACGGTCAGCAGTGGATTTGTGATGAAGTTGACCTTGCAAGGGGCGTGTACATCAAACGGATTGGCGTGGTAGCACTCACAGGCGGTGAATCTTGGTCGCTGAACGCACAAGCTACTGAAGCGGGAGTCAATGCGTATCACTTCATTAAAAATGGAGACTTGATGTTGCATTCCCGTGGTTACTGCACACACTTCAAGAATGGCGGCGGGTGGTCTGAAGGACTTTCATCCACAATTAACACATTCTGGGTTGCAAATGATCATGTTGTTGTTTTCAAGACTGATGGAACACAGTCACTTGCAGATTTCAAGAACTTGATTCGTGCGGCACATGATAGCGGCAATCCAGTTACCTTGTATTATGAATCCAAGTCCCCCATTGAAACGCCGCTGTCTGAGGCCGAAATCGCCGCTTTCAGGGCTTTGCACAGCAACAAGCCCAATACCACCATTCTGAACGATTCCGGCGCACACATGGCGGTTTCCTATGTCGCAGACACCAAAACCTACATTGACAACAAGATTGCCGCCCTGTTGTCAAACGAAAACTGATGAAAGGGGTGGTGAAGTATGAAGCATGATATTGAGATTGTCCGGGGAACAAGCGAAATATTCAAGATCGCTGTTGCTGATGAAAACGGCAATTCATACGCCCTTGCATCCGGTGAAAAGCTGGTTTTCGGCGTAAAGAAAAAGCCGACACAGGATGACAGCCAATGCGTTCTGAAGAAAATCATCACAGCGGCTTCGGACAATGGCCTTTATGAAGTAAAGTTTGACCCCGCCGACACCGCAAGCCTTCCTTTCGGGAAGTATTTCTATGATGTGGGCTTGCTGTCCGGGAATGATTATTTCCCTGTCATAGCTTGCGAGGATGGAAGGTTGCCTGTATTTCACATCAAGCCGAACATCACAAAACGGGGTGACGGCGTATGAGTAAATACACCGGGGCAATTCAGCGCATTCCGAAGTTCGGCGGTGCTATTCGCCGTTTTCCCAAATTCAGGGGGGCTATTATTCGGGATGAAAACAAAATCCCCGTCTTCCCTGCGTTGCCGGATTTTGACCCCATTTTCCCTGATGTGCCTGATGTGCCTGTAACTGCGGATTATTATCTGTATGGTACGCCAAGCGAAAGCGGCAATGTGGCTATTGCTGATGGCGAGGGGTATGTGCTGTATGAGGGAGATGTGCTGCCGAACATTGGCACGGTATACCTGGAGGAGCTGAAAGAAACTTATCCGTACGTAACTATGTATGTAAATACAATAAGCAAAAAGCCGTACGTTCTTTTGACCAATATTCCCTTTTATACTAACGAAACTGGTACAGTTTTGGCACATGGTAAGTATAAAGCCGTGGGCTATGGCTTGAACGATGATGGATTGGGTTGGTCTGTAGCTTTTGAGCCGTATGAAAGCCCAATAGGCGGCGATTTTGGGGTCGAATCTATAGTATGGGTTAACTATGACATATGCTTAAGAGACGACCCAAGCGTTATCTTTATGCCTACCTCCGACCCCATCCCCCTTGTATCGGCTGAACCTATTCGATATGAGGGTGATATACCTGTTTACGAAAAAAAGGAGTGATTTTAAATGGATATTACAGCAGCAAAACTTGGCGCAAAAATGGCTATTAATAGCCTCGCCGCAAGCAGACAGATAGGCAGCGCAACCAAGCCCATGTATACCTATAACGGAGACCCTAACAATCTGGTTTCAAGTGAAGTCTTGAACGAACTCTATGGCTCCCCTATGACATTCATTAAAGTGTCCGATGTGGTGCATGACCTAAATACTATTGTTTTCGCCAAAGCTCACACATGGGCTGGCGAGGTAGAATATGCGGAATTTGACTTAGTGGATAGTTATGAACCATTAATGGCTATGTTTGGTATATACCACCCCGAAGATGGAAGTACAAGACAAGGGCTTATCTGCATGGCTGTAAACGAAGAAGCATCCGCAATGATAGGATTGGCGTGTGGCACATATCTTGTTGTGAGCTTAGAAGATGATTATTACCCCACCTATATCGAATTTGCCGAAACCATCAAGCCCATCGACCCGAAGTATTTGCCTATTGGTAAGTCCATTGATTTGGATAATTACGGCAATGGTTTACAAAGCATAAACGCCGTAATTGTCACGCTCGCCATAGGCGATACAGGCGGTGGAACATTCACTTATGAAAACGGAATGGAACAGTTCTGGGCAGATGTTCTGGCGAAACAGCCCGATTATCTTATTTTCAGAATTTATGGTAATGAAGTCCGTGTTACCGTCGGTGGACTCTATGCGACTGAAGCCGCATTGCAGGAAGGCAGCGCAGCTATTAGCGCAGTTGGTCTTTTGACTCTCTACGGCATGAGCGTTATGGGCAATTTTGTCTTGACACAGGAAGGTGAGGCGGGGCTGAAAATCTCCGTGAAAGCCAACCTTGTTGAGTTCCCCGACAACGTACTTGAAATGTGACCGCCTACACCCTAAACCTACTCGACCTATTCTTCACCCTCCACGCCTTAGAGTGTGGAGCGGTGGAGGCTAACCCGCTGATGAGAAGTATTCCGGTAATGATAGCTTACAAGGTTGTCATAGTCGGTGCGGCGTGTTGGTGGCTTTCAAATCGGCCTGAGCGCATTGCCCGGAACGGGTTGACAGTATTGGCGGCGATATATGCCGCCTTGAACCTTTGGCATATATACAACATTTTCTGAAAGGATGAATGGAATGGTTACTTGTATTCCTGAAGATAGCCTGTGCGGACTTTCGGCAGATGCAAAGCCCCTGAATGTGGACAACGGCACTGCATTTTATGAAATGGACACAGGCAAAATGTATATGTTCGATGCCGAAAACAAAGCATGGCTTGAACAGTAAATAAGCAAAGCACCGCCCTTTTCGGGGTGGTGCTTTTTATATGGCGCAATGACCGAGCGGCTGAAGGTGGCTGTCTTGAAAACAGCAGATCAGCAATGATCCGTGGGTTCAAATCCTACTTGCGCCGCCATCGTCCAATAAACCCCTGATGACGATTAAAAGCTGTGGGAAAATTGCCCCCGGTCACGGGCTTAAAACTGACCTTTGCCCCCGGATGACACCGGATATAAAACACAGCGGCAAAGAAAGGAATAAACATGGACTTTTTGAAAACTCTGTTTGGTGACAAGGCACTGACCTTTGACGATCTTGTTCAGGCTATCAATGCCCACAACGGCAATGAAGCGAACAAGGAAAGTCAGATCAAACTTGCGAACCTTGGCGGCGGCGAATATGTCAGCAAAGGCAAGCATGAATCCGAACTGGAAAGGCTGAACAACATCATTTCCGGCAAGGATCAGGAATTGACCGCCGCAAACGGCCTTATTGAAGGCTTCCAGAAATCCCAGAAGGGCAATGAAGAACTTCAGGGACAGATCACCACATATCAGGAACAGGTGAAACAGCTTCAGACCCAGCTTGTACAGACCCAGATTGATTCCGGGCTGAAAATCAAGCTGATGGAAGCCGGGGCAACTGATATTGACTTCCTGATCTGGAAAGCCAAAAACGATAACGGCGGCAAGCCCCTTGAGCTTGGCGAAGACGGCGAAATCAAGGGAATTGACGATCTGGTCAGCAGTCTGAAGACATCAGCAGCAAATCATTTCAAAAAGGATGATGGGGTCAAGGTTGATCCAAATCCCCTTCCTTCCGGTGACGACCGCAAGGATGCCCCCCAGACCTTGGCCGATGCGCTGCGTCAGCAGTACGAAACAAACAAATAATTAAAAATCCAACGAAAGGTTAAAAATGGTGAAAAACTATGGCTATGACCCTTGCTGAAATGAAAGTCGGTATGTCCGACAAAGTTGCAGAACAGGTGGTTGACACTTTCCTTCGTGAATCCGAAATCCTTCAGGTTCTGCCTTTTGACAACACTGTTTCCCCCAGCGGTGGAAGCACCCTGACTTATACCTATCTTCAGACCCAGATTCCCGCAACCGCCGCTTTCCGTGCGCTGAACACTGAGTACACCGCAAACGAAGCAAAGGTTGTCAAGAAGTCTGCCGATCTGAAAATCTTCGGCGGCAAGTTCCAGATGGATCGTGTGCTGAAACAGGCTGAAGGCAAGTTTAACAACATGGCCTTCCAGATGGAACAGAAGATTCGTGCAGCCGTTTCCCTGTTCCACTACACCCTGATCAATGGTGACGCAACAAAGACCGCCACTGAGTTTGACGGCCTTGACAAGATGCTTGTCGGCACTACTTCCGAGTTCAACGCCGGGGCTGTCATCGACATTTCCAACATGACCAACCTGAAGGCAAATGCCGATCAGCTTTATGAAGCCCTTCAGATTCTGATCAAGAAGACCAACGCAAACGCCCTGCTGATGAATTCCAGCATGATCTCCAAGGTTCAGACCATGGCAAGACTTCTGGGCTACAAGACCGAATCCGAAGAAGCCTTCGGCAAGAAGGTTGTCAGCATGGACGGCGTTCGTTTCATGGATCTGGGCAATCACTACACCGTTTCCGGTTCTACTGTGACCGCAAACGCCTGTGTCAAGGATGCCATTTCCCGCACTGTCAGTACTGCTCAGACTGGCCTGACTGACATCTATGCTGTCAAGTTTGATGTCAATGAGGGCTTCCACGGCGCAACCCTGACCGGAGCTTCCGGCATTTCTCAGTATCTGCCCGATTTCAACGCCCCCGGTGCTGTTAAAGACGGTGAGGTTGAAATGGTTGCCGCAACCGTGCTGAAGAACACCGCAAATGCTGGCGTTCTCCGTAACATCAAGCTGGTTTAATCCGGCGCAAAAATAAGAAAGGATGAATCACCATGGCAAAGATCAAGACTTACATCGTAAAGGTTGAAAACAACCCCGAATATTGCGGCGTTGGTGCTGGCGGCGCACAGTTCGCCCACGGCGAAGCAACCATCAACAATGACCGCCTTGCGGCATGGTTCAGGGAGCATCCCGGCTATACCGTGACCGAAGTCAAGGAAGACAAGTGATGAAGGCGGTGAACCCTGATGATTATTTCTGTTGAAAAAGCAAAGTCCCTGATCAGCTTTCCGAACTGGACTGATGAAAAGATCGAAATGAAGCTGAAGGCGGTTGAACAGACCATCAGGGCTTACACCAACAACAACTTTCAGGATCGGGGCAGAAGAAGAACCGCTGACATTATCAACGGCGTTTTCTTGGTTGATGCCCTGTGTCCGTTCCATGTGGGTGACACCGTTATGATCAGTGAAACAGCCCTGAAGAAAGGGCTGTTCACTGTTGTTTCTGCGGATGATTCCACTTTCACGGTTGCAGAACCCACGGAAGATGAAACTGATGTCCTTGTAACAAAGGTTTATTATCCCCCTGATGTGGTGGCCTGTGCCGTCAATCTGATGGAATGGGAAGTGAACAACCGGGAAAAGGTGGGCATCAAGTCCGAAACCCTTTCCCGCCATTCCGTGACCTATGAGGACAGCGCATCAATGTTCATG